GCTAACCAAATTATTGAATCTAATACTTTTCAATTAGGCACTAAACTAATTTTAACTAGAGGTGATGTTTTAACTATTGCAAGTGGTGCTATAACAGCAACAAATAGCTTTCATAAAGTAGATACTGAAAGCGCTGCTGCAACTGACGATTTAGACACAATTAATGGCGGTATTGATGGAATGGTAATTATACTAGGAACCTTAACGTCTGCACGTGATGTTACAGTTAAAAATAATACGGGCAATATTATTCTTGCTGGCGGCGCAGATGTAACTTTAACTAATTTAGCTGATAAACTAACACTTTTCTATGATTCTATAGCAGCTAAATGGTATCAAATTGCTTTTGCTGATAATCTTTAAAAGGATATTTTAAATGGCAACTTTATATTGGGGGCCTTCTGGTGGTAGTTCTACTGGAACATGGGATTTAACCACAACAACTAATTGGTTTACCAATGTAGGTAGAACAACGCCTGCCGCCGCCGCGCCAACCGCAGTGGATGATGTAGTGTTTGATGCAAGCTCCGATGCAAGTGCTATTTTTACTGTTACTATAGGTGCTTCCGGCGCCGTTTGTCGTGACGTGACTATTAGTGGTTTAGATCAAGTAATGACGCTTGCAGGCGCTGGTGCATTAGATATTTATGGCAGTATGTCTTTACCTGCTACTAATTTAACTCGTACTTTTACTGGCGTAATTACTTTTAGAGCTACTACAACAGGCAAAACAATACTTACTAATGGCGTATCTTTAGCTACAGGCTCTAATCTTGTTTTTGACGGCGTTGGTGGCGAATGGACTTTAAGTAGTGCTTTAACTTCTAGTAACTTAACCATTACAAACGGTAGCTTTGTTTCAGGTAATCAAGCTATTACGGCTAATGGTGGATTAATATCTAATAATTCAAATGTTAGGTCTATTAGTTTAGGTAGCTCTACTTTTACTTCTGCTGGTGCATCGCCAATTCAATTAACTACCATAACAAATTTAACGTGGAATGCAGGTACTTCATTAATTACTTTATCAGGCGCATCACCTACGTTTGCTAGTGGCGGACTAACTTTTAATAACGTAAGTTTTACTAGCAACGCTGCGGGTACAGTAACAATTAATGGCGCTAATACTTTTAATAACTTAACCTTTACAAGCCGTGCAGCTACAGGATTGCGTTTAGTTTCTTTAGGCGCAGATCAAATTGTATCTGGCGCATTAACCTTTGGTACGGCTAATACGGTTATTCGACGAATGTTTATTTTTAGCAGTACCATAGGAACGCAAAGAACAATTACTTTAAATGGAAGTTTAGCCACTATTGCGGACGTAGATTTTAGAGATATAAAAGCTGCAGGTACTGTAGCAAGACCTTGGACTGGCACACGAATAGGAAACTGTTTAGGTAATGATGCAACGTCTATTACTTTTACTACACCTAAAATTGTTTATTGGAATTTAGCAGGATCACAAAGTTGGTCAGCTACAGGATGGGCATTAACTAATAATGGCGCGCCAGGCGCTAATAATTTTCCTTTAGCTCAAGATACAGCTACATTTACTCAAGCTGGCGCTGCAGGTACTGTTACATTAGATAATTCTTGGCAAATTGGGCCTATTCAAATGGCTGATGGTGTATCTAACAGATCTACTGCTTTTACTTTAGCTACAAGTACACAAACACCTTCAATATACGGAAATGTTACTTTATTTGCTAGTTTAAGTTTATCTGGAACTGGAAATATAACTTTTTATAATCCTAGTGGTACAACAATATTGACTTTAGCTAATATAGCTTTTACACAGCCTATTACACTAAGTGCAGGCGGATTAAATATTACAAACCAAACTTTTACTTGTTTATCTTTTAATACTTCTAATGCTAATACAAGATCTATCATTTATGGTACAACAGGAAAAATAGTGTTAACTGGTGGTAATTGGACTGCTACAACATCTACAAATTTAACGTATACTGGCACTGGTACTATAGATATGACTTTTGCAAGTGCTAAAATTTTTGCTGGCGGTGGTGCATCATATCCTACCTTAAATCAAGGCGGCGCTGGTGCATTAAGTATTACTGGCGCAAATACCTTTACTAACATAACAAATACAGTGCAACCCGCTACTATAACTTTTCCTTCGTCTACAACTACTACTTTAAGCGCTTTAACTGTAGCAGGCACCGCAGGTAATTTAATAACATTAAATAGCTCTACAGTGGGTGTTCAGGCAACCTTATCTGATTCTAGTGGCACTGTTGCAGTTAGTTATATTTCTATAAAAGATATTAACGCTACTGGCGGTGCTGGATGGAATGCGTATACAAGTTTAGGAAATATAGATTCAGGAAATAATTCAGGGTGGGTATTTGATCCAGCGCCATCTGATGTTACAATAGAAATTACTTATTCGCTTAGATCATTTACCGAAAATAGGAGATTTTAATATGGCTATGAATTTAAAAGCAGTAACCTCATGTATGGGGTATCAACAAATTACTTCGTTAGGGTCAGCAGCTAATTTAACTGTACCTACTACAACACCTGATGGGTTAAATGCAAAACCTGTTTTTGCTTTAATTGTAGCTGAAGGTCAAGCTGTTCGTTGGCGCGATGATAAAACAGCTCCTACAGCTTCTATAGGAATGCCACTTGCAGTCGGTGTTCCTTTACAGTATGATGGTGACATAACAAATATTAGATTTATTGAACAAACAGGCGGAGCTAAATTAAATATTAGCTACTACTGTTAAGTATTAAAACTGTACTGGTGCAGACCACCAGGGTTTCTAAGGAAACAAAAATGGATGATATCCAAGAAGTATTAGCGGAAGTACCCGCGCCAGAGCAGGAAGTTACGACAGCTCCCGAACCTGATGCAGTAGCAGTAGAAGTGTCGGAAGAACCCAAAACAGAATCTAAAGTATTCACACAAGAAGAATTAGATGCTGCCATTGGTAAAAGACTTGCAAGAGAACAGCGTAAATGGGAAAGAGAACGTGCTATTCAGGCTATTAAACCTGAAGCGCCTAAAGAAACTCCATTGCCTGATCAATATGATTCTATAGAAGCCTATGCAGAAGCTTTAGCGACTACAAAAGCTGAACAATTGATTGAGCAACGTGAGCATCAAAAGGAACAGTACGAACTTTTAGAAGCCTATCAAGATAAAGAAGAAGAAGCGCGTGCTAAGTATGATGACTTTGAACAAGTCGCATATAACCCTAAACTTCCTATTACTACCGTGATGGCTGAATCTATCCAAGCTTCCGACATTGGCCCTGATGTAGCATATTTTTTAGGTGCCAACCCAAAAGAAGCCGAACGTATTTCCAAATTATCGCCTATCTTACAAGCAAAAGAAATTGGTCGACTTGAAGCAAAAATAGCTTCAGAACCAATTACGAAAAAAACAACGAGCGCTCCTGCGCCTATTTCGCCTGTAACGGCTAAAGGTAGCAATACACCAGCGTATGACACGACCGATCCTAGATCAACAAAGTCAATGTCTACGTCAGAATGGATTGCTGCAGATAGAGCTAGACAAGCAAAAGCGTGGGAAGCAAAAAGAAACCGCTAATTTTTTAAGGAAATATCATGTCTAACTCAATTTTAACCATTGATATGATTACACGTAAAGCTCTAGAAATCTTAGAGAATAACCTTGTAATCACACGTAACGTGAATCGTCAATACGATGATTCTTTTGCTGTAGAAGGCGCTAAAATCGGTTCTACATTGCGTATCCGTTTACCAGATCGCGCATTAGTAACTGACGGTGCTGCATTACAAGTACAAGATGACAACGAACAATTTACAACATTGTCTGTTGCATCACAAAAACATATTGGTGTTAACTTCACTTCAGCTGAATTAACAATGCAATTAGATGATTTTGCAGAACGTGTACTAAAACCACGTATCTCACAATTAGCTTCTAGCGTTGATGCTGACGTTGCTAACGCATACAAAGCAATCTATAACTCAGTAGGTACTCCTGGTACTACACCTTCAACTTCATTAGTTTTACTACAAGCACAACAAAAACTAAATGAAGGTGCTGCTGTAATGGCTCCAAGATATGCAACTGTTAACCCAGCTGCTAACGCTGGCTTAGTAGAAGGCATGAAAGGTCTTTTCAATCCAACCGACACTATCTCTAAACAGTTTAAAAACGGTTTAATGGGTACTGGCGTATTAGGTTTTGATGAAGTTAATATGTCACAATCTATTAAACAACACACAACTGGTACTCGTTCTACTAGCGATACTATCTTAGTAAATGGCACTATCTCTACAGAAGGCCAATCTACTATTAGTATTGACGGTGGTACAGGTTCAGCTACAGTAACTGTAGGCGACGTATTTACCGTTGCTAACGTATATTCTGTTAACCCACAAACACGTGAATCAACAGGATCATTACAACAATTTACAGTAACTGAAGCTGCAACGGCTGCTGGCGGTGCTTGGACTAATATTAAAGTTTCACCAGCTATGTATTCGCCTACTAATGCTTTAGCAACTATTAATGCGTTCCCACAAGATAATGCAGCAATTACGTTCCTTGGCGCAGCTTCTTCACAATTTGCGCAAAACTTGGTTTATCACAAAGATGCTATTACTTTTGCAACAGCTGACTTGTTATTACCACAAGGTGTAGATATGGCTTCACGTCAAGTACACAACGGTATTTCTCTACGTGTTGTTCGTCAATATGACATCAACAACGACAGATTACCTTGCCGTATTGACGTTCTATATGGCTTTAGCACTGTTCGTCCACAAATGGCTGCTCGTATCTGGGGCTAGTCTAAGTGATGCCCGCTTCGGCGGGCTTTACTAATTTATTTTTGAAAAGGAAATTATCATGGCTCTTCCAAATGGCGCAGGTGGTTATCAAATTGGTGACGGTAACCTCAATGAAGTACAAATTAATACTCAAGCTACCCCAGCTACAGCAACTGTTACAGCAACATTAACAGCTGCTCAAATTCTGAACGGTATTCTTTTGGGTACACCAACAACTACAGCAGCAGCTTACACTTTACCTTTAGCTACTGATTTAGATGCAGCGGTTCCTAGTGCTAAAGTTAATAGCTCTTTTGATTTTACTGTAGTTAATACTAACGGTTCTGGTAGCGGCGTAATTACAATTACGACTAACACTGGATGGAGTATTGGCTCAACAGGATCACAAGGTTTAATGACTGTTACTACAGCTGGCACTGCACAATCTTATCGTGCTGTAAAAATTGGCGATGGTACATGGGCTTTATATCGCATTGCTTAATGTAATACATCCCCCTGTTTAAGGGGGATTTTTTAAAAGGAAAATATCATGCCTAACAATACCAAACCTATCGGCGTTGCCTATGCAGATCCATTATTAGATGGCGCTACGTTTGTACCTCAAGTTGCAGCTAACACTGCCGCTTTGACTACAATTACGTCAACTGCACCAGTTACGCCTGATTTTGCAATTCAAGACTTAACTAGCACTACACCTTTTGGTTTTGCTTCAAAAGATGAAGGTAATTCAGTTTTAGCTGTTGTTGCAAATTTACAAACACGCGTAGCTCAGCTTGAAACTAAGTTAAAAGTTTACGGTTTACTACCTTAACAATTAAAGGGGCTTCGGCCCCTCTTTATTAAATTATGGCTACTATATATTTAAGACATCCTATCCATGGCACTAAAGTTGCTACTATGGATATTGAAGCTGAAGAAGATGAAAAAAATGGCTGGGTAGTATATACTCTTGATACGCCAAAAGAAACACAAAAAGCGGTGCCTATTAATGGGCTAGAATCTAAACGTATAAGAAATAATTAAAGGACTACGCTTATGGCAACTACAGCTGCAGATCAAATTAATGGCGCTTTACGCTTAATAGGTATGCTTGCTGAAGGTGAAGTACCTTCTGCCGCTACTTCACAAGATGCGCTTACTGCGTTAAACCAAATGATTGATTCATGGAATACTGAACGTCTTTCAGTGTTCTCTACACAAGACCAAGTATTTAGTTGGCCACCAAACGTATTATCAAGAACTTTAGGTCCTACAGGTGATTTTGTAGGTAATAGACCTATATTATTAGATGATTCAACTTACTTTAGAGATCCGTCAAATGGGATTTCTTTTGGTATTAAAATTATTAATCAACAACAATACAACGGTATTGCTGTTAAAACAGTTACAAGTACGTATCCGCAAGTTATTTGGATAAACATGACATACCCTGATATAGAATTGTATGTTTATCCAAAACCTACAAAAGTGCTAGAATGGCATTTTGTATCTGTTGAAGAATTAACTAAACCAGCTACGTTAGGGACTACATTAGCTTTTCCACCAGGATATTTACGTGCGTTTAAATATAATTTAGCTTGTGAAATAGCCGCTGAATTTGGTGTAGAACCTTCACCTACAGTACAACGTATAGCTATGACTTCTAAACGTAACTTAAAACGAATCAATAATCCTGATGATATTATGTCATTACCATATAGTATTGTTGGTACTCGTCAACGATTTAACATTTTTGCAGGCAACTATTAAAAGGAAATAATATATGTCAAACATAGCCATTTCAGCATTACCCATTGCAACGGTGCAAGCCGGCGCGGATGTATTGCCTATTGTACAAAATACAACTAGTACAACTAAACAATTATCTGTTACTAATTTATTTACTAACTCTACATTAGTTACGCCTATATTAGGCACACCACAATCAGGTACGTTAACTAACTGTACAGGTCTACCTGTTGCATCAGGTGTATCTGGTTTAGGTGCTAATGTAGCTACTTTTTTAGCGACACCATCTTCTGCTAATTTACGTTCTGTTTTAACAGACGAAACAGGAACTGGATCCGCTGTTTTTGCTACAAGCCCAACTTTAGTAACGCCTATATTAGGCACGCCAACATCAGGTACTTTAACTACTTGTACTGGATTACCTATTTCAACTGGGGTGACAGGTTTAGGTACAGGCGTAGCAACATTTTTAGCAACACCATCCTCTGCTAATTTACGTGCATCTTTAACAGATGAAACGGGTACAGGATCTGCTGTTTTTGCTACAAGCCCTACTTTTACAGGCACTACGGTTTCAGCTAATATTACATATTCAGGTTTAATAGCTACAACGGCTGCGGCACCTACAATTGCTTCCGCGGCAACTATTGCACCTACTACACCTAACGTATTTATTAGTGGCACTGCAGCTATAGTTACTATTACAGCGCCAGCGCCTATTTCTGCTGGCGGCGGTAGAATTACCTTAATTCCTACTGGTGCGTTTACTTGGACTACGGCGGGTAATATTGCTGTTTCAGGTACGGCAGTCGTAAGTAGAGCATTAGATATGGTTTATGATGCGACAACTACTAAATGGTATCCATCATACGTTTAATATATGAAAACGCCCATTTTTGGACAAACCTATGTAGCTAGAAGTGTTAACGCTGCAGATAACCGTATGGTTAATCTTTTCCCTGAAGTTTTAATAGAGGGAAAAGAAGCTGGCTATTTGAATAGAGCGCCTGGATTAGAATTTTTACAATCTATAGGTACTGGCCCTATTCGTGGATTATGGGCGCATCAAACTAATGGATCTGATTTCTATGTTGTATCGGGTCAAGAAGTCTATAAATTAACAGGGCTTTATGCTACCCCTACACTATTAGGTACTATATCAGGCACAGGCCCTGTGTCTATTGCCGATAATGGTATTCAGTTATTTTTTGCTTGTAACCCTAGAAGTTACATATACAATGAAGTTACTAATGTATTTCAAGAAATTGCAGATCCTGATTTTCCAGGTGCAGTTACCGTTACTTATTTAGATAACTATTTTGTTTTTAATGAGCCTAACAGCCAAAGAATATGGGTCACAAGTCTTTTAGATGGCACACAAATTGATCCGCTAGATTTTGCAAGTGCCGAAGGTTCGCCTGATGGCGTTGTAGGTTTAATAGCAGATCATAGAGAAATATGGGTGTTTGGTTCTGATTCTGTTGAAGTATGGTATGACGCTGGATTAGCTGATTTTCCTTTAACACGTATTCAAGGTGCATTTAATGAAATTGGATGCGTAGCACCTTTTTCTATTGCTAAGTTAGATAACGGGTTATTTTGGTTAGGCACCGACGCACGTGGTCAAGGCATTGTGTATCGTGCTAATGGCTACACAGGTCAACGAATATCAACACACGCAATTGAATGGCAAATTCAACAATATGGCAATATATCTGATGCTATTGCTTATACCTATCAACAAGACGGCCACGCTTTTTATGTCTTAACATTTCCTTCAGGTAATGCTACTTGGGTTTATGATGTAGCTACACAAGCATGGCATGAACGCGCTGGATGGGAAAATGAAGAATTTGTACGTCATCGTTCTAATTGTCAATGTAATTTTGGTGGCAATATTATTGTAGGCGACTATGAAAACGGAAACATATATAAGTTTAATTTAGATGTTTATGCTGATTATACTACAGAACAAAAATGGTTAAGATCATGGCGCGCGTTAGCGCCAGGTCAAAACAATCTTAAACGTACAGCACAGCATTCATTACAATTAGATGCGGAAACAGGCGTAGGTTTAAATCTATATCCAGCTTATGATTCTGAAGATTTGATTACCGAAGATGGTAATATTATAGTAGCTGAGTTTGTACAAGGCTATTTAGTTACTCAATCAGGCGATCAATTAACTACAGAAGCTGGCGATGAATTTGAATCATTGGTTACGATAGATTGGCCTGAGCCTTATCCAAATGATTATGCTTTAAGTACTAATAGTTATCCAGCAGCGCCTGGGTATGATCCACAAGTCATGTTACGTTGGTCAGATGATGGCGGTCATACTTGGTCTAATGAACATTGGAAATCAATGGGTAAAATAGGTGACTATGGCACTAGAACTATATGGCGCCGTTTAGGTATGACGGTTAAACTTCGTGATCGTGTTTATGAAGTATCAGGTACAGATCCGGTAAAAATAGCAATCATAGGCGCAGAACTTGAGATAAGCCCAACCAATGGCTAATACCATTAATATAACTAATATACCTGCGCCACGCGTTGATGTTATTGATCAACGTACAGGATTAATGTCTGCCGTATGGTATAGATTTTTTTATAATATGTTTGTTTTAGTAGGTAACGGATCTAATCAAATAAGTTTAGAAGATTTACAAGTAGGGCCACCTAGTAACGATCAACTTATTTTTGATATAGAAGGCCCAAGTGTTAATACACAAGCGTTAGTATCTAGTTTAGAATCACAGATAGCTGAATTAGCTAAACAAGTGCAAACTGCTGAATTAAGTGCAGACGCAGCTGTTAATACTTTACAAGCCGAAATTATGAACTTGGCTACAGATGTACAAGGTTTAGCGGTAACACCGCCTGTATTACCAAATTTAAAAAGAGCAAGATATGGGTCTTTTTATGATACAACAACGCAAACAGCCACTGTTATTAATACGGCTACAGCTATTACGTTTAATACGATTAGTTTAAGTAAAGGTGTTTATTTAGGTTCGCCAACATCTCGTGTATACGTAGATACAGAAGGCATATATAATTATCAAATATCAATTCAGTTAGATAAAACCTCAGGTGGTACAGCTGAATTTTATATTTGGTTTAGACTTAACGGCGTAGATGTATCTGACAGCGCTAGTCAGATTAGAATACAAGGTAATAATGCAGAAATTTTTTCTGCGCTAAATTATCTTTTTGATTTAAAAGCAGGGGATTATGTAGAAGTAATGTTTTCGGTAACAGATTTAAGTGTACAACTTTTAGCTGTTGCTGCGGCGGCACCGGTTCCAGGGATACCGTCTATTATTCTTACAGTTTCAAATAATATTAATTAAGGAGCAATACTATGACAGTAACCGTAAAAGTTTTAATTCCAGCTAAAACAGCTGAGAATTCCCAAACGACGCAATATACAGCGTCAGGTGTTACCACTATTATAGATAAGTTTACTGCAACTAATTACAGCGCTACAGCGGCAACAATTAGCGTTAACTTAGTAACGGCAGCAACGTCAGCGGGCAATGATAACTTGATTGTTAAAACCAAAACTTTACAACCGTCAGAAACATACACCTTCCCTGAAATTGTAGGGCAAGCTTTAGCACCAAGTGGGTTTATCTCAACGATTGCAGGTACAGCATCTGCAATTAATATTAGATCTAATGGACGTGAAATAACATAATGGATGATATAACTAATGTTTCAATGCAAGATAAAGTAGAAAATCTTGAAGAAGCATTAAAAAACATACCTCAAGTAGAATGCCCAGTTAAGCATTATTTTGCACCAGGCATATATGCTAGAGAAATAACGATTAAAAAAGGCACTGTTTTAACAGGTGCTATACATAAAACTGAAAATTTAGCAATACTTTCGTGCGGAAGGTTGCAATTAGTGACAGAATCAGGGACAATAGAAATATCTGCACCGCATATATTAACTGTTAAACCTGGCACTAAGAATGCGGCATACGCATTAGAAGATTCTGTATGGACTAATTTTTTTCCTACAGAAGAAACAGATGTAGATAAACTTGTTGAACTATTGACAGAATCTAAAGCGTCTGAATTATTAGGTGGTATAGATAATAAACAACTTGTTGCAAATCAAGCAGCAGAAAGATTAGAGGACTAATATGGCTTTTGGAATATCAGCAGGTGCCGCAGCACTTATAGGTGGTGGCGTTGCAGCAGCAGGGTCTATTATAGGCGGTATGGCAGGCGCAGATGCAGCCGAAAACGCCGCAAATACGCAAGCAGCAGCCGCTGATCGCGCTGCCGAATTACAATATAAACAGTTTCAAGAACAACAAAAATCACAAGCACCATTTCGCGAAGCAGGGTTATCGGCGCAAAATAGACTTCTCTCGCTTTTAGGTTTATCGCCAACAAAACCTACGGCATTAAAAAAAGATGCAACTGAAGAAGAAAAGAAAGCTTATGATGATCAATTAGCTTTATATAATACTATTACTAAATCACCAGTCTTTAATAAATATACTAAAGATTTTGGTATGGGCGATTTTCAACAAGATCCTGGATATGGGTTCCGTATGTCTGAAGGTCTTAAAGCTTTAGATCGTACAGCAGCCTCACGTGGTGGACTTTTATCTGGTGCTACATTAAAAGGTGCGCAACGATTTGGTCAAGATTTAGCATCACAAGAATACACTAACGCATTTAATCGCTATCAAGTTAATCGATCAAATCAAATTAATCCATTACAAACATTTATGGGTTCTGGTCAATCTGCTACAAATGTATTAGGTTCAGCAGGTCAAAACTATGCAAATCAAGCTGGTGAAGCCTACATGGGCGCAGGCAATGCACGTGCATCAGGTTACATTGGATCAGCTAATGCGCTCTCTAATGCTTTTGGTGGTGTGTCTAATGCTTTTACTAATTACAATCTTATGAACGCTTTAAATAATCGTGGCACTTCTACAGCAGGGTATCCAGGTGGATACAGTAGTGGCGGCGGTGTTAACGCATTTCTATAATAAGGAATTAAATTATGCCTATTGATCCAACCATAGCCCTTCAAGTAAAAAATCCGCCACTTGAATCGCCCATAAATCAGATGGCTAAGATTTATGAGATTAAACAAGCGCAACAAGCTAATGAACTTAACCGTCTTAAAATGGATGAGTATACGCGTGGTGTTCAAGAACAAGAAGCATTTAAAAATGCGCTTAGAGGTGCAGGTGCTAACGATGAAGAAGCTATTAAAAATGCTTTTTTCTCTAAAGGCGATGTTAAAGGCTATTCGGATTACCTTAAATCTAGGGGTGATATTACTAAAACAGGCGTAGAAACTTCAGATCTAAAAGCTAAACATGGCGCGCAAATGATGCGTGATTTATCACGTAATCCTTCTGATGCTAATGTACAAGCACATTTTGAAGATATCCAACAATCATCATTATACTCACCACAAGAAAAATCTTTAGCTCAATCTAAACTTAATCAAGTTATGCAAATGACTGTTGAAGAACGCCGTGCTTATTTAGCAAGTCAAGGCGCATCTGTATCTGAACTTAAACCTACCATACAATCACAAGATATTGGTGGTAAAACACGTATGTTAAGTATTGATCCTTTTGCTAATACTTCTAAGCTTGTAGAAGGTAGCGAAGCTACTAAGACTGCAACGCCTGGTGATATTATGTCTGCTGATACTTCACGTCGTGGTCAAAATTTAATAAATTCACGTGAGCTACAAAAAATTGAAATTGAAAAAGGTAAAATGTCACCTGAGTACATTACGATGAAAGCTAAGATGGAAGCTCAAGGTAAAGACAGAGCTAAGTTTGAAGCGGCCGCACCTGAAGCTATGGCTAAAGCTGCTGAAGCTGTCCGTAAGATTGATGAGCTTGTAGGCACTGAACCTACTAAAACAAAAGAAGGTAAGATTATTCCTGGATCTAAACCGCATCCTGGATTCCAAGCAGCCGTGGGCGCTGGTGACATATATACTCTTGGTATTCCTGGTATAGCTAGATATGCTCCTGGATCATCTGCATCTGACTTTGATGCACGACTTAAAGAAATTCAAGGCGGCGCTTTCTTACAAGCATACGAAACACTTAAAGGTGGCGGATCTATTACTGAAGTTGAAGGCGCTAAAGCGACACAAGCTATTACACGTATGTCAACAGCACAAAGTGAAAAAGAATTTAAAACAGCGGCACGTGAATTTCAAAACATATTACGTAAAGCTGTTGAGCGTTCTAAGGCTAAACTTGGCAACGCTAGCGCACCTGCAACTGCAAATGTTTCACCTGATGTAGATGCAGCTAACCCACTCTTAACAGATTAGGATTTTATAATGGCAACATTAGCTGAAGTTTTAAAAGACCCTAACTATGTCAACGCTAACGCTGCGACTAAAGCGGCTATCTTTAATAAATATGCACCGCTTGACCCTAACTTTGCAAATGCTAATGAAGCTACGCAATCAGCTATTAAGTCTAAGTACGGTGTTGAAATGCCTACATTGGAAACACCTAAAGCACCTGCACCCGCAGCTGTTAGTGAACCTATGTCTGAAATCCCAAAACGTACATTAGGTCAAAAGATTGCCTATCCTATATTAGAAACTGTATTGCCTATTGGCGGCGCTCTTGTAGGTGGTACGGGTGGAACTATATTTGGCCCAGGCGGTACGATTGCTGGCGGTGCTACAGGCGCTGGATTAGGTTATGGTGCAGCTAAAGAATTAGAACGTATGTATGAAGAAAAAACAGGTCAACGTGCGCCACAAACATTACCACAAAATTTACTAGAAGCAGGTAAGAATGTATTAGAAGGTGCTACGTTTGAAGTGGGTGGCCGTGTGATCTTACCACCTATTGCTAAAGCGGCAGGATGGGTATGGGACAAAACAACAGGTAAATTGGTTCAAATTAAAGCAGGTAAGATTGTACAAGAACTTGCTGGCGATCAATTAGATCAATTAAAATTAGCAACTAAAACTGCACCTGAAGGTGCTACAGGTGCGCAAGCCGTTGCTGATGTATATGCACCGCCTATTCAAACATTAGGTCAACGCGTTGTTGAAAAGGCACCATATAAATTTGGGCCATTACTTCAAGGTCAAGATGCGGCTACCATTAAAGAGCTAGAAGGTTTAGCGGGTGCTGCTACAGCCACTGAAGCTAAACTTGGTCAAAAGGCAG